AAAAATATGGATGTCGCCTATAATTATGAGGTAGGGTATATCCCTAACGGATTCGCGCATCGACCTGACCTTATTGCAAATGTATTTAATGGAACTCCTGATAAGTTTTGGTTGTTGATGTTGATTAACAATAAACCTGACCCAAATGAATCATTTAACGTAAGAGAGAGATTGCTTATTCCCAAATCATTATGACCATTATTCCCACAGCGAACGTGTACATTAGTTTTTCTAAGACACCGATGCTTCAGTTTCTTAAAGGATCTGAGCTTGCGGTAAAGAAGAGCACAGGGATGTCAGTAGAGGAATTTCAGGAAGCGGGGATGCCTGATGAGAAAGACGTATTTACTTTTTCTAATAGTAATTTAGAGGATGAAGGAAGCCTTCAGATCTCTGATTTTTCACACGAAATAGGGTATGAAGGGGGAAATACGATGAATATTACTCTCTTAGATCCTAAGAGAGAATTTGAAAAACGAATTTTTGTAGGAAGTCTTATTTCGGAATTGGCCGCATATGGTGAGGAGTTTCCAGGATTTTCCGAGGGACTTCGGGATCCTATTCAGGCGCAGAGATACTTATATTTAATAAATATTCCTGATAGTGTAAAGGGGCAATTAGATCCGCAACTCAAGCTTCTTCGTGAGGCAAAAGAAAAACCAGGTAAGACGATATATGTAGTCTATGGGGTCGGTAAAGATCCCAATACGTGGAGCGGTCCTCATAAGATGACGGTAGTTAATGCTAAAATAGAAGCTAAAGATATTCGAAAAATTAAGCTAAGACTTGTGAGCGTACCTATGGGAGTCGTTCCTTCTCAAAACCCTACTTCTTATGGGACTCAGATGAGATTGCCATCGACCTCACCGACAACCATAGTTGGTTATTCTAAGAGATTTACAAATCTAAGACTGACGGCAGGTAAGGTAGCTGATGGATATGTTATTCAGGGTGTCACCGATGCTCAAGCCGAAGACCTAAAAACGGAGGCTCGTTACCCTAATCTTTTTTATGGGGATCTAGGGGACTATATGGCAGCATGGAGGACTGATAATTTTGCTATTATTTCTGATGAACATCCTCATCTAGGAGGGGAGGTAAAACAGTTTATAGCCTCTGTGGATATTCATAGAGTTGTTACTGATACGGTGAAGAACTTCGTACAAAAAGCTACAGCCAATCCAAATGTTGTGGTCCTTTTTCCTAATTTAAATATTATTCTTGCACCTCTAATTGAGGAATATATAATCAAGTTGCAGTGGACATCTGAAGACTGGGCTAAAGGAAGCCAAGAGGGAATTCAAACGTATTTTAGGAAAACGGCTAACGTTACACAAGCTGTCCTACATAGGATTGGTCTAGCTTTCGGGATGGAGCCTGAGCGGACTGAAGAGGGAACGCAGCCTGTTATCCCTGCGGGAGACCTCAACCGATTTAAGAAAAGTCCAACTAATAGCGAGTGGAAAGTATTTTACGCTCAAATGCAAGGTAGGCTTGGCCCAGGGGACGGGGAGGATCCATCTGTATATCAAAAGCTTCAGGAGCTTTTTTCCAACTTAAATAAATGGGGAGCGGCCCTATACTCGGCTCAATATGGAGTGATAACTGAGTCTACTACTGAAAAAGTAGGTCTGTGGCAGCAACTACAAAAAGAGAGCAACCCTTCTCCTGCGAATAACGCTGAGGAGCATTATGGAGGTGTAGCCGCAACATTTGATGCGCTCTTACATGAGAAGGCTTTGGATCATGGAGTAACTATAGTAGGAAGCATGTCAATGATTACTCAGTTTATTTACGGACAAAAACGGCTTAGTACTAAACATAAGGAGGACATTACTGATGAGTATCTCTCCGATAACTTTAATGATGTTATGATAGGATTTGCTCATTATCCCTTACACAAAGCTGATTACATTTTAGGCGAACCAGAAAATAATAAAAAACTCAGAGAACAGACATTTGAGAGACATAAAAAAATGATGGAAGATAATGCAGGATTTGCAGGAGCTTTTAGGTCTCCTGACTACTTCGCTTTTAGTGAGGGCAAGGAGGGGGAGGCTGCGCTTGATCGTATCAAACAAGAGGGAGTACCTATGTTTAAATATAATACACAGTCCCCTAATGTCACTAAGCTTATTGCAAATTATAATCCAGGGTATTGGGCTGCGCTACAGAGGATGCAGCCTATGGTGAAGATGGACCTATTTGCAACTCCCGAAGACCTTGAGGGAGAACTGAGGAAGCCTTTTTCTGAACTCAGTGTCGATAAATTAAAAGCTAGATCTAGAGTAGCTCAAATTAGCCAAGGAGCAGGTGAGGGTAGCATTAGGGAGGCGATTTTAGCAGGGCTAACAGAAGAGGCAAAGAATTCTGATGTGGGGGCCGCATTTCAGAGCCAAGAAATGATTGAGGATCTCCAGATTCTTATGGCGCACCAATTGGAGAACGTAGATAATCCACTATTTGGTTCCCTGTGGGTTAACCAAATAGCTTCTTCGGACCAAGATATGGTTACAGCACAGGGAGAATTGCTTCAAGCTCTCTTTAGAATGGTAAATCAAGTTTCAGTAAGTACTTTACCTATGTTTGCATACTCAGATGCTTCTTTCTTATTTAAAGAAGCTATTCTCCTTGCTCAATTTCCTAATATGAGACAAACAACAGCCCGACCAGACTCTCCCCTAGACACCTTCCTATCTGGAGTCTACCGATTATCTGGATTTAAACATACTATTTCACCTAAAAAAGTAGAATCTCAATTTAAAATGGTTAAAAATAGTATATAATTTAATAGTATTATGGTAGTATCAAAAAACACAACTTTTTTCTCATTAGGCACAATAGTTAACACTGCTAATTTTGATAATAATGGAACCTTTTGGGCAGTTCTAGACGCTCTAGGTAACGATGCGTTCCCTGTTAACTACACAAGCCCTTATACTTCTCGAACAGAGGGAGCTATTATTGCCATTCCTGAAGAAGGCAGCAGGGTAATGGTCTGCAGCCCACAAGCATCAACCGAACTTTTTTATGTAGGATCCACTTTCTTACCTGATGATCCGCAAATTGCTAATCCAGAGACCTCCAATAAAGCAATCGGAGACTCTGCTGAACCTAAAGAGCCTATTCAACGTGTAGAGCCAAATTTATATCGAATGCAGGGAAAGCCTATGAAGCTTTGCTTTAGGGGTACAAGAGGAAGTGGACTTTCCATTTCGGAGGAGTTTGAAGGGCCAAAGCCTATGCAAGCAAATATTAAGACAGAGCTTGTAGGGCAGTCAGGAAAAAAGATGTCTATTGTTGATAGCCCTGGCGTTGACAGCATTATCTTAAAAAATGAGTTCGGGGATGGAATTAGGATTTCAACACATCCAAAGGATATGGGAGTTTGCTCACAAGCTATAACAGTTCAATCACGAGGCCCTCAGCAGTATATAAATAAAGAAGGGCAAACGGACATTATGATCAAGGATGGTCGGGATTTAAATATCACTAATGAATCTACGGGATTTAATAGAAACCCTGATGAGCCTGACAGATATGGAAATATCAATATAGAAACAAAAACAAATGATGTAAATATTATGTCTCGTAAGGATGAGGGTCGGATCTTTATTCAATGCATAGATCCAGAGGGAGATAATCAAGTAATAGATATTGAAACAAAAGGTGGAACATCTAGTGTGATCCGAATCAAATCAACAGGAAAGGTTGAGGTAATCTCAGATGGAAATATGGACTTAGTTTCGGGTGGAGAGATAAATATGAAAGCGGCAGGTGATGTTAATATAGAATCAGGTGGCCAGATTAGCCTTAAAAGCTCTGGAAATGTGAATGTTGATGGATCTAAAACTTATTTACAAACGGGAACTTCTAACTCATCAAATGATGATGTTTCTCAAACACTTACTAGCTACTACTCACAAGGAGTGTATCCCTAATGGCAACTTTTGACGCAGAAACTTTCTTAAAAGTAACGGGACAAACAGGCACTGGATTTTTCGATGCAGTGGGGATGGCTTATGGGCTCCCTAGTTGTCTGCTTAATATGGTCAATGATTTAGGGTTATTGAATCTTCTCCCTACGAATGTCCTTATGGATATGCAGCAAGTAATGGCTGATGCTCAGGCTAAAGCTAACGATGTTACGCAGTGGATTTTTAAGTATATGATGCTGGGGACGGGAATTATGGAGTGGGACAGTGAAACGGGTCGCTTTAAGTTTGCTTCCGACTTTAATTGGTTTGGATTGGAGAACGACGAGAGCCAGTTTGGTAACGACTTAGCAGGAATCTTAGCTGCTTTTAACTGGGCTGCTGCTTTCGCAGGACAATTATACGCTAATTATCAATCTATAGCTAACCAAGTAGGTGCAATTACGGATTGTTTGGATAAGTATAAAACTGCCCAAGAATTCCAGAGTGGAAATGCTGCAAAACAACGCGCAACTATGGCTCCCGCTGAAGTTCAAGCTTTTTTAGATCAGAAATACGCCGCACAAGCTGCTAAAGTTCAGGGCGCAGTGGATTTTATTAGGAGTTGCGAAAAAGGTTTAAACAATATCGGTAGTGTTATGGCAGCTAGAGCCGCAAACCCCTCCTTAGAACCTAAATTCTTAGATACGAGAGAGCTTGATCGGTTCTTAGTGGGCACCACTTATAATGAGAAGCGTGTTAGTGCGGACGATCCTGGTCTTAGGGGAGCAGGAATAACAGCAGGACTTGATCAGAGCGAAATATTTAGGCTTGTATATGGACCTCCTCGCACAAACCAAGGTCATTACCTTTTAACTAAGGATGGTTTATATTATGATTCGCAGCAAGGAGGGCTAGATCCCGTCTACCTCGCAATCTCGGCTACAGTAGAGGCTGGAGATTTGTGGAAGTATGATTACGATCCTAATATTGGAGGCAAAGGAACCTCTATCTCAATCAATTCTCTAAATGATTATACGGAGAGTTTGTTTGATCCTGATTTAATTGATGATAATAAAGTTTTACAGCGAGAATATGATGCCGATCACTTCTTGGCTACCATAATTCAGCAACGAGATAAGCATGTGTTCGATTTATCGTCTAATCTACAGGATTACATCCAAGACTACACTGCAGACTCCTCTATAGTAGCTAATCAAAGGCAGTTGATTATATCAGAGATTGCAAATCATAACGGTAAGATTCGTAGAAGAAAGAAACAAATTGAAATTGCGATGAAAGCTCCTCAAGTATTCGGAGGAAGACGATCTCAACCTTTGTTTGCTTCAGGACAAGTTCCCATTAACAATTTTGCGTATTTAGAACGTTTTAATATTGTAGTAGATTTAGAAAAACAAAGGCGATTAATTTTTAAAGAAGGTGAGGTGACGGGAGTAGTTCTTCCTTTGAGACCCTCCTTTGTTGTCGCCCCTCCTCGTCCTCCTTCAATTAGTGCTGAACATTTAACTGTTCCCGAAATAGGGAAAGGAAGTATTATCTATACACCGTCAGGAACAGGCTCAGGAACAATGCTTTCTCTTATGGACCTTATTGAGTCTGATGAGTTATTTGCTATTTATAACTTCTTAAATTCTGATGTAGTTACCCCCTCGTCTACCGAATACCAAGTAACCAATTGCGCTACTAATGATATGTATAATACAAGTAAGTTGGTGGCTACTAACAATAGAAATGTATTCTTTTCTGGGTTATCCATTCCGTATTTGGAGGGGATTGTAAAGAATAAATCATCAGATTCTGCCGCTGCTTCCGCTATGGGCTCCTTTGTCCGCTTGCCTGATAATAGGGAATTTAGAGATCTAACATACAACCGAGAAGGCTTTAGTGTGGAGTGCTGGGTTCATATACCACAAATTCAAGATCAGCATGAGGGATGGTTAGAGAATGGATTTGAAGGTACCTCATCCCCTTCTTCCCTTACTAAAGTAATTTTAGGGTGTGAGAATGTGGGGAGTAAGCCAGGGGCCTCCGCAATAGATACTTTAGGAAATTTCCGAACTCAAGATAAACTAGCTCCCGATGGAGGAGATTCTTTTGTGAAGGGAATGCTTATGGGCTTTACGCGAGACGTAAGGATTACCCACCCAGGATTCCCAGCTAGTAACCTATCCTCTCATAACTTGCCGACTTCATCGCTAAGTTTCTTTGTAGCCCCAACGCAATCTAGAGACTTCTCTTCTTTATCGTTTATTAATAGTGAGGAGTGTCAAAATGATGAGGAATATTTCGGAATGCAGATTCCTGTAAGTAGTGTTTCAGGAGGATGCACCTTTGGGGATGTATCTTCTCAATTTGTTTTAGTTGATTTGGTAGTAGATCCTCCGCTTAACGAGGTTCGAATGTATGCAGACGGACAACTCATGGGAACTTCAGGTATACATAAAGTATTTGGAGTTAAAGATTATTCGCCCCCTCAATTACCTAGCTTTATTAAGAGTAATAGTTTCGAGTATTCTTCCACCACAGTAGATGGACCAACTACGTTACATGATGGGCCACGCCTAAATCCCTTCTATACTCCGTGGATTGTAGGAGGAGGGTATACTGATGGAATGTATAAGTGGGGTAATTTTATGGGAGGAGATTACGGAGGAAAAACAAGTGGATTACGTGGGTTCTTAGGTAGTTTAAAATTCTACTCACGAGCCCTAAATAATGAAGAGGTAGATCAAAACTATAAAGCTCAGAAGGGGTACTTTAAGACTATACAAACATCAGGTAATTAAATGGGAGCAAACACAACAGTAAATTATTATGGAACACCTTACTCTCCACTAACTAAAGAGTATATTTCTGATAAGTTAAGAGGAGGAAGGGGGATTGCATTTCCTACGGGAAGACTCAAAACCAAGTCGGGTTTTTGTGCTGCAAATACAGGAGTAACGAAGGTAAAAGACGCGCTTCATCAATTGCTAAAAACAGAGCGGGGGGAGAGGTTAATGCTTCCTAAATTTGGGTGTAATTTGAAAAAGTTTTTATTTCAACCACTTGATGCAATAACGTTTCAGCAGATTAAAGAGGAAGTTTTATTCTCTTGTTATAATTATTTACAAGGAGCGACTGTTCAGAAAATTAGAGTCCTTAAAGGATCGAATGTTGGAAATTTCGGAACTGCTTCAATTTTTATTTTATTAGTTCTTAAACTAACTGAAGACGGCACTATTTTTAGTGAGGAGATAACTGTACAATGAGTTTTTCAGGAACCGTAGCATCTGATTTTATGAAGTTGGCTAAAGTGCCGACATGGAAAAAGCCTCAGTACATTGATTTTGCTGCGAGTGATTTTCTTTCTCTAAGAGATTCGTTAATTAACTATATTAAAGCAGTTTACCCACGGGAGTACGATTATTTTGCGGAATCCGATTTAGGGATGATGCTTATTGAGTGTACAGCATATATGGGTGCCGTCATGTCAATGAAAGCTGATATGCTTGCAAA